GTGTTTCCCTCCCCGAAGACGTGGAACAGAATCCCGCAGGAGCAGGGGAGACCTTATGATGTTGTTCCAGCCACTTACCCCTTTGAGCACTTAGAGAAGGTGATCAGAGGGAGGTTTGGAAACATCACTGGGGTGGCGAGTGCTTCAATGGTGAGACTGAAGGGTCCTTTCTGGCTGTGCAACAAACATGTGGTTTTTCCATATGTTGTGGGTGGAGCAGCTAGGAATCGACCTGCCGTGTTTGGAACCGTGACTATCGAGTATTGTGGTGCTCGTTTTCACGTTCTTCTTACGGGAGCTTCGTGCGTGCCGGTTAAAGATAGAGATCTGGTGGTCTTGTATCTTCCGGAAATTCCTCCTTTGCAAGATGGATGGGAATTGCTTCGGCATTTTCCGACAAGAGGGGGCTTTGATGGGCTCCTTCCCGACGAGAGTCGTCTTGTCAGACCTGGATCCACTGTGGAGGTGACAACTGAGTTCTACAGAGGATATGATGTGAATGGAGGTTCTCCATCTATCCGTTATCTCGTCAAGACGGTTGACGGTGATTGTGGGAGCTTGGTTCTCTTGCGTTTCGCCGACACTTGGGTGGTGGCAGGAATGCATGGGCTTCTCCTTGAGAACCTGGGGATCGGAGTGGCTGAGATGCTCGTGCAGCAAGAGATCAGGGATGCCCTGATGGAATTCCCGGTGGGGAGGACTTTTCAGGGTGAGGTGGTGATCGACCTTTGCCAGACTGGTAGAGGGGACGTCACGTTTGACAGGTTACCTTTCAAGAGTTCACTGCGTGTTTCTATGGAGACGCAGGAGATACCTGTGATCGTGTTAGGTACGGCCAACAATTTGATTGTTGGTAGTACTGTCAAGACCAAGGTGGTTCCTCTTCCTTGGAGGGAAGATCCACGTGTGTTGGAGTTCGAGGCTGAAAGTTGTGGTTTTGACCACTACTGGGAGGCTCCTAATTTCAAGGGTGAAATGCGAGACGGTGTGTGGGTGGATCCATTCACGGTCGGTCTTGGCAAATGTTCCAATGTCGGAGGAGATGTCCGAATTTGGGAGCGTGCTGTGCAAGATTTCATCGGTGGTGTTTCTTCGCTTGTGGGGCGAGAAAGAGTGAGACCTTTGAGTGATTACCAAGCGTACGTTGGAATTGACGGAACGAATATTGGGGGCACCAATTCGAAGACGTCTGCGGGTGCTCCGTTCTTTGCGAAGAAAGAACTGTGCGTTCGTATAGATTCTGATACACGTACGGTAGATGTCAGGGAGGATTTGCAGGCACACATCAACCAAATCTTATGGGTGGTGGATAATGGGGATTTATACTCTCCACTTGTCATACACACTCTTAAAGATGAGGCTTTATCAGTAGAAAAGAATTGGAAGAAGGGTGCACGTGTTTTCACCGTGCTTCCCTTTGCTTTCAATTTTCTGCTGAAAAAGTATGTGGCTCCATTGGTGGAGTTCTGCAGATACCACGCAGAGTACTTTGAGTACTCTGGCGGTTTTGATGTGTTGGCGAAAGATGTGGAGCGTCTGGTCACCCATCTTGGGGATGGGAAGAAACTCTATCATGCGGGTGATAGGAGTGGTTATGACTGGAAAGCGTCCACGACTGAACTGCTTTACTCATGCTACACTTTGGTGGAGCTGGGCAAGCAGTGCGGATACAATGAAGAGGAATTGAAGAGATTGAAGGGTCTTCTACTGAGCTGCGTGTTTGTTACACGGTGCCAGCGGAACGATTTCTTCGTTTCTTCATTCATGATGCCCTCAGGTTTTTGGGTAACATTGTTTCTGAATTGCGTTCGTAATTCCTTACAAACCAGGTATGCTTACTTTCTCTTGAGACCTCTGCCTTTGGTGGTTGGTTTTAGAGATGTGGTGCAGATGTGGGTTTTGGGGGACGACAACGTGGCTGCTGTGTCTGTGCATGCCGGTTGGTTTACACAGAATGCAGTGGCGTCCGCTCTGAAGGAGATTGGAGTGGTTCTTACCAGTCCTCAGAAAGACGGGGTCTTGCGTGACTTCGAAAATTTTGAAGATGTGGTGTTCTTACGCAGGCGTTTTCGGAAGAGGGGTAATCTGTGGGTGATGCCCATAGAACGTTCTTCTCTGTCCAAGATGTTGTGTGTGAGAGTGCGCGGACATGTTCTTAGTGATAAGGAACATGCGCGTGAAATACTCCGTAATGTGTGGAACGAGAGTTTTCTACATGGGAGTGATGAATTTGACAGAATCACCGCTCTCATTGGGGACCTTGCGGTGGAGTATCAAATTCAGGGAACTCTCGGGGAGAGTTATGAGACGTGCTTGGAAAAGTACGTGGCCGGGTCGTTCTCGGTGTGGGCGTTATAGAAATCATGTCAGTATCTAACGGTATGGAAGAGGCCTCGTTGCCTCAGATTTCTGGGCCAGCTACAACTGCGATGTTTGAGGAGTCGCAGGTTGTGTCGTCAGTGAGTGACGAACCAGTCAGGATGGTGGATCCAACAGTGCAGGATGATGTCTTTTTGCGAGATGTTCTCTTGACTACTGTTAGCCTCTCTTCGACTGACCCCTTGTTGACACCGATAGCGTCATTTGATCCCTTTTTGACTTATCTGCAGAGTCCTTATATCGCTACGCGAGTATTGGGCCTTGGGTTCGTTACATTTGGGTTGCACTTGACGTTTAAGGTGTCTACTCCGGGACAGGCATTTGGAGTGTACAATGTACAATGCTTGTGTGAAGGTGGAGTTCCTTTGGGGACAGAGGTAGATGGAATCACGGTAGATTCTCCATTTACCTCAGTACAAGACACTTTTGGTTTTATCAATTGTGAGAGTAGAAATACTCTCGAATTTGATTTACCATGGCAGTCGTACTTTGATGCAATGTCGTTGCAAGGCACCATTGTCACGCCAAATTGTTGGCGTGTGGTGGTGTGGGCTTTTTCAGCCTTGGCCTCTACCGTGAGTGCTACCCCTATCGGAACGGTAACGGTGTACGCACGGATGATGCCTGGGTTTAAATTCTCGGGACTTGCTTACCAGGGTAAGCAGGTTGAGGGACATGCCCACAAGAAGAAGGCGTCCGAGGTGGGCGCCAGTGTTGCGGAAGGGGTGCAGATGCTCGGTGAGAAGATACCGATGATTGCCCCTCTTACTGCGCCAATCTCGGCGGGGTTGGCGGCAGTAAGTTCGATTGCCAGTTGGTTCGGGTTTACCCGTGAAGCCGCTCCGCAACCTCCGCAACCGGTGGCGCAGCGACTTTTCTCCAATGTGGCAAATTGCGACGGGCCGGATACGAGTGAAGTGGTGGCACTCTTTCCGTCGGCCAGTACGGCAATTGACTCCGCTTTGGGCGGAGGTGAAGCAGAGGACGTGTGCGCGTTTGGTTCTCTGTTTGCAAGGTGGACATTGTTGGATATCGTGACTATAAACCAGACTAGTACTGGCGTTGTATATACGATTCCTGTGTCGCCTTTTTACGCGCATAAGGTGCTTGGGGTTTGTTACCCTATGCCGTGTGGGGTTGCTGGGCAGCCGTTTGACACGTGGAGGGGGACTATGGAGTACCTAATTTATGTCCCTTCCAGTGCTAACGTGCAAGGTACTATTCAAGTGTTGTGGGATTCGACGCCCGCTGTGAATATTACCTATGCCCATGACCCCACGCATACTGTGGCTAATGCTCAAATTGACTTATCTGGGTCTTCCAAGACTCATATTAAGATTGGGCATTTGTCGCAGCACCCGGTGTTGTTGTCGAGAAACTACAACCAAACCACAGTGCCAAACTTTCCCGGGGAGTTGGCAAATTGCAACGGACGGTTAGTGATGCGAATTGTCGCACCAGTAACTAGTCCGTTGGCTACCACCACGTTGAATATCCTAGTGATGGGACGTGCATCTGAGAATATGGCTTTTGGGCAGCCGAGATCAGTGTACCGCAATTCAACTACTGGTGGAATCTCCAACCTTGACAATTTAGTTTATCAAGGGTTGGAGGGAGACATGGCCAGGTCGCAGGAAGTTGTCCTTGTTGAGGACTCTGATTACCCCCTTGTCGAGACAGTGAATGGGGAGGAGTTTCATTCAGTGAGACCACTTTTCCAGAAGTTCTCGCCTATAACGCAGTTGACGAGCGTCAACGCCGGAGTAGCGCTAGAACATTACCCCTGGCCCCCTTCGGGGGCACGAGCGGGGTTAACCTGGACTACGTTCATAGCAGCGGGGAGCGCCTCGATGCCGTTTACGTGGGTTGGTTTCATGAGTGGAATGTTTGTGGGCGCCCGTGGCTCGATGCGGATCAAGTTTACGTCGGAGGTGGGTGGTGTCATCACCTGCTCTCCAAATTATTCTCCTGCATTGTTGTCTCCTGGCACACTCAATCACATCCCATATCAACACTCTGACTCACAGAGTGTTTCTCTCGACACAGGTGCGGAATTTACACTTCCCACTTATGGCGACTCAAAATATCACCTTGTTCGTGATCTTTTGAGCATTTCGACCGGTTACCCAGACCGTAATCGAAATATCCAGTTCTATATGCAAACTAGTGCGAATAATAACGCTAATGTTTTTCCATATATTGCAGCTGGACCTGACTATACAGTGACTAGGTTCCGAAGGGTTCCTGGTTACCTGGCATGGTAATGAACAATACACGCGGAGCGGCGTGCTACACATTTGAGCGATGTGACCGCTCAAATTGAAG